ACAGCGGACTTCAACGTGGGCATATTCAAACAACTGTCACAGACGGGAGCCGGTTTCGGCAAGTCAGTGATACAGTTGAGAAACGCGGCATTGGCGGCCAACATGCCGATACTGGATTTCGTTGACCTCATATCAACTAACTCGACCACACTGGCGAGATTGTTTGGTAGCATCATGGACGGCATGCCGGCCATACAGGGATTCACCACAGCGTTGAGGGAGCGGACTAGGAACGAACTCTCGGAGTTTGGATTGAACTTGGAAGAAACATCAGAGTTCTTGGCCACGCAACTCGAGATACAGAGGGCCACGGGGATGGCAGACAAGATCAGGAACCAGGACTTAGTATCGCAGACCGTAGAGTACGCGAAGAACTTGGCCAAGTTAAGCAAACTGACTGGAATCAGTGTCAAGGAACTAGACGAACAGAACAGGGCCGCGGCGCTGAACGGAACTTTCCAGGCATCACTGGCCAACCTGAACAAAGAGCAGGCCGACCGGGCAAGATTGTTAAACGCACAACTCGAGAAACAGTCTCCGGGTTTCGCACAACTGTTCAAAGAGATAACACAGTTCGGAGTGCCCATCACTGACACCAGCAGAGCATTGACGGTGATGTCAGATGGTGCGTTGCCGGACCTGATGCAATCATTCCTTAACGGGAACACCAGTCTGGAGGAATTCAGCAACCAAGCCAGTGCCCTCAGTAACATCATAGGTACCGACACAGCGAAAAGTTTCGCACAGGCGGGCCAACTGGGAGCCCAGGGATTCTCGGATGCACTGGATGCCTTCGTGCAAATGGCGGGTGCGACGACCAACACAGTTGGCGAACAGATGAATGTGCAGGGTGACAACACAAAATTACTAGTGGGCTTTGGTGAGACCATAGACACACTGAAGACACAGGCGGAGTCAATCAGCACAGACGTGTTCGGCAAGATACTGGGCTCAGAGAACCTGGGCAAGATGCTGGAGACCATATCCGGATCAGTGGAGGGCCTCACAGGATCATCCGTGACGGAGAAATTGGGCAACGCACTGGGCAACGGTTTCATGTTCGTGAAGGAGAAAGCAGGAGCAGTAAAAGAATTCTTTGTCAAGGGTGAAGACGGCAAGGGCATACTGGAGAACTTGCTAGACAATGATCCCAACACACCGGGCATACAGCCATTTGGGAAACCAAAAAACAAAGCCGTAGAGTTTAACCGAGGCAACAGACAAGAAAGAGAAGCACTATCTATGTTCAACGGTTCAGATGGTATGCAGAACTTCGGATCAGGCACACCAGCCACACTCCATGGCATAGAAGCAGTAGTTCCAAAGAACGATTACGGCCAATTGGCCAAAGTCATAGAGCAGATGACAGGCAACGCAGGTGCTACACCACCGGCAAGCACTGACATGCAGTCCGCGAACACGGAAAACTACCTACGTGAGCTTGTGGAATTAAACAAAAACGCACAGAGAGCCTTAAATACGCTTGTAACGGTAAGTGCAATGACAGAAAAGAATACCAAATCAATGAATAATAATGTTGCAAACATGGGCGGAAGTCTAGTATAATAAAGTATGGCTTGGAAAAAATATTTTAAAGACGCAAACATGTCTCCGATCAGTGGAGAGAAGGTACCAAACTTCGCCAAGAGGAACTACAGTTCTTACTTGCCGGATGTGTACACAGGACACCCCAACAGGATACAGAGATACTTCCAGTATGACCAAATGGATTCAGACTCTGAGATCAACGCGGCATTGGACATCCTGGCAGAATTTTCAACACAGAAGAACACAGAGAACGAGACACCGTTTGATCTGGTGTTCAAAGATGAGACCACAGAACACGAAGTGAAACTTCTCAAGAAGGCACTTCAACAATGGACAAAATCAAACAAGTTCAACAAGAGGATCTTCAGGATCTTCAGGAACGCACTGAAATACGGAGACTGTTTCTTCGTGAGAGATCCGGAAACACAGAAATGGTTGTACATAGACAACGCAAAGGTTGACAGGATCGTTGTCAATGAATCAGAGGGCAAGAAACCTGAACAATATGTGATCAGAGATATCAATCCTAACCTACAAAGATTATCAGCGACACAGATAACACCTAATCAAACTTACGGTGGAGGCGGAACGACTGGTGGCGGTACTGCGGCGTATGGTTCAAGTTATGCCAATGCAGGTGCCACAAACAACATGTCAGGCTTCGCGGGTGGAAACGCAGGTGGAAGATTCTACAAGACCATGAATGCGTACAACATAAACGCAGAGCACGTTATCCATATGTCAATGTCAGATGGTTTAGACAACCTTTTCCCATTTGGACAGTCAGTGTTGGAACAGGTATTCAAAGTTTACAAACAGAAAGAATTATTAGAAGACGCAATCATAATTTATAGGGTGCAGAGGGCACCTGAAAGAAGGGTATTCTACATAGACGTAGGTAACATGCCTACACACTTGGCGATGCAGTTCGTTGAGAGAGTCAAAAACGAGATCAACCAGAGAAGAATTCCAAGTGCATCGGGTGGAGCAAACTTCATAGATGCAACATACAATCCGATGAGTATAAACGAAGATTACTTCTTCCCACAGACAGCGGAAGGTAGAGGATCTAAAGTTGACACACTGCCAGGTGGTACCAACCTAGGTGAGATCGATGACTTGAGATTTTTTACTAACAAACTGTTCAGGGGATTGAGAATTCCAAGTTCTTATCTACCAACAGGTGCAGAAGACGGCGGACAACAGTACAATGACGGTAGGGTCGGAACTGCCTACATACAAGAATTAAGATTCAACAAGTATTGTGCTAGATTACAATCAATGTTGGCGGAAACTTTTGATTCGGAATTCAAACTATGGATCAAATCAAAAGGCTACAACATAGACAATGGAATGTTCGAGATAAAACTGAACCCACCACAGAACTTCGCACAGTACAGACAGACAGAAATGGATCAAAGCAGAGTGAACACATTCACAGCAGTGGCAGATCTGCCTTACATGAGTAAGAGATTCGCACTGAAAAGATATCTCGGACTTTCTGAGGAAGAAATGGCGAGGAACGCTGAACTATGGGCGGAAGAGAACAACGTGCCACAGAAGAAACAGAGCAAATCAAATGAATTGAGGGGCGGCGGTGTGACACAGTCAGGAATCAGTTCAGACCTAGACCAATTCGAGGAACCAACAGCGGATCCAGAAGCACCAGAACCAGGATCACCACAGCCAGGTGGCCCAGGACAGACCCCAGGTGGACAAACCCCAGGTGGCACAGGTGGTGGAGGCCAAGTATAAGGATTAAATACCGTTATGAAACTGAATGAATTCTTCACATACGGCGCAGATGGCTTTGAACAGGACAAGACATACGAGCCTGAGAACGATATTTCAATCCTAGATTCAGAAGACACAAGGAAAACGAGATTAACACTCAAACAGATCAACTCTATGAGGTTGGCATCAGAGGCACACGATGCACAACAGAAGGAAGAAGCAGTATTCGTCCAAAAGATGTACGGACAGCCTGCCCAAGACGATAACTTAGAGTTATAATGTCACAAACAGCATTCGTACTGGGTAACGGTGAGTCCCGTAGGGGCATAGATATCAACGATCTCAAGGAAAAAGGAACGGTGTACGCCTGCAATGCCGTGTACCGGACACATCAACCACATTGGTTGGTGGCGGTCGACCCCAAAATGATGATAGAGATAGCGGAGACTGATTATGTTGCACATAATAAAGTGTACTCCAACTACAACAATCAATACGAGAAACATAAGAAACTGCTGGACCACGTGACCTGGAGCAAACCCAGTCTGGGATGGAGCAGTGGACCAACAGCACTTAAACTAGCCTGCGATCACGGATTCAAAGACATATACATACTGGGTTTTGATTACCAAGGGCACCGGGAAGACAGCAAGAACAACAGATACAAACTCAACAATGTTTTTGGTGACACCCGCAACTACAAGAAGCGTAGCGACGAGGCCACTTTCTACGGCAACTGGATGAACCAGACCAAGCGTTGCCTAGAGGACTACAAGGACGTGCAGTTCCATCGTGTGATACCCAAAGGCTGG